AGATGACGATGATGATGATGATGACATACCCACAGGACTTACTCCTTTTGATCCTAATGACCTAGACGGAGATGGTATACCTGATGACGATGGAGTTGTTACTGTAATAAACGATGATGACGATGATGACGATGATGATGACCTAGATGATGAGGGTGGCAATGGAAATGGTACTGATGGCATAGATGGTACTGATGGCATAGACGGTACTGATGGCATAGATGGTACTGATGGTACTCCGGGTATTGATGGTATAGACGGTATCGATGGTGTAGATGGTGTAGATGGTGTAGATGGACTCGTAGGAGAAGACGGAGAAGATGGAGCAACTGGAGCAACTGGGGCAACTGGAGCAGCAGGGGCAGCAGGAAGAAACGCAACAAGTGGCGGATACATGGGAGGTATTAGTTACCAGCTACCACAGTTTGTAGGAGTACAGTACCAGCCTAAAGACTACACTGTTGAGCTAGACCGTATTATTAATGAAAGTTTGTTTAAAGGAATGATCTAATGACTTACAAAGATCTAGTCAACAATGTACTTAGGAGGCTGAGGGAAACAGAAGTAACTTCTGTGCAAACTAACTCCTACAGTAAACTTATAGGTGACCTTGTTAATGACGCTAAAGACCTTGTGGAAAACTCGTGGGATTGGTCTGCACTTAGGACTACACTTACAATCACCACTACTTCTGGAGTCTTTAACTACTCCTTGACTGGCAGCCAGAACAATATCAAGGAACTAAACGTATTAAATGACACGTCTAACCTTCCTATGATTTACCAGACTAACAACTGGTTTGACTCACAGTTTCTCTTAGGTAACCCTGTCTCTGGCGCACCTGTGTACTACACGTACAACGGTGTTGACACAGACGGTGACACGTTAATCGACATCTACCCTAAGCCTGACGCAGTTTACTCCTTACGGTTTAACTGTGCGTTACGTAACGGTGACTTAAGTGCTGACACGGACACTATTAAGATACCTGCGATGCCAGTGGTACATCTTGCTGTAGCTTTTGCTGCACGTGAGCGTGGTGAAACCGGAGGTACTTCTACTCAGGAATACTTTGCTATGGCTAACAAGTACTTGTCAGATGCTATTGCAATGGACGCTGCTAGACACCCTGAAGAAACTATCTTCTACACGCCTTAAGGTACTTATATGGCACAAGAACTCAAAAGTATTAATCTTGTAGCTCCGGGCTTCAAGGGTATCAACACTGAGGACTCACCGTTGTCTCAGGACCCTTCCTTTGCTGAGACTGCTGACAATGCAGTGATTGACAAAAGAGGGCGTATAGCGGCACGTAAGGGCCTTAACGTCACGACTACTAACAAGACGCAGTTAGGTAGTGACTCCCTAAGTGCTATAAAAGAGTTCAGGGACGACGCTGGTAACACTAAGATCTTCTCTGTGGGCAACAACAAGATACTCAGCGGCACAACCACGCTGGCTGATGAGACTCCGGGTAGTTACACAATTAACGCTGACGACTGGAAGATGGTCAACTTTAACGACAGTATCTACTTCTTTCAGCGTGGGTTTCAGCCTCTGATATACAATGTAATTGCTTCAGGGACATCTGGAGGCGCTAATAGTAGTGTAGTAACTTTGAGTTCTGTCAACAGTTCATCAGGTCTTGTTTCAGCGATGTACGGCAATGAAGTCTTAGCAGCCTACGGTAGACTCTGGACTGCTGACTTCGCTACAGACAAGTCTACTATCTATTGGTCTGACCTTTTGATAGGCCACAAGTGGTCCGGTGGAACCTCTGGCTCCATTGACATAGCTAAAGTATGGCCTGATGGTCACGACGAGATTGTTGCATTAGCAGCACATAACAATCTTTTGATTATTTTTGGTAAGAGAAGTATCGTAGTTTACTCAGGTGCTGATGACCCTGCTAATATGGCTTTGTCCGACACTATTTCAGGTGTTGGCTGCGTAGGCAGAGACACAGTGCAGTACACTGGTGTAGACGTTATTTTTCTTTCCCAGACTGGCCTAAAGAGCTTTGGCAGAACAATACAAGAAAAATCTATGCCAATAAGCAGTTTGTCCGGTACTATTACTACGGACATCATTCAGTTAATCAATGAAGCAAACGAAGTTTACAAGTCTGTGTACTACCCAGAAGCAAACTTCTACCTACTAACTTTTACAAACCAAAACATGAGCTTTTGTTTTGACATAAGAGGTGCTTTAGAAAATGGGTCATACAGAGTTACACGTTGGCCCGGCACTAGTTTCACTTGTTATGAACGCAAGGACAACGGAGACTTACTCATAGGAAGCGCACAGGGCATAGGGCAGTACACAGGTTTCCAAGACAACGGTAGTGCTTACAGTTTTACGTACTTTAGTCCTGAATTGTCTTTTGGTGACCCTTCTAAACTTAAGTTTCTAAAGAAGATTAGACCGACGATAGTAGGCGGTAGTGGACTTGACATTCTATTAAAGTGGGACTACGACTTTGGTTCTTCGTACAACACAAGTATCATTACTTTAAAAGACGAAGCAAAAGCACAGTTTGGTTTAAAAGAAACTGCTGAGGGTGTTGTGTCAGAGAATGAATACGGAGTAGCACAGTATTCAGACGGTATTTTAACATCAAAAGCGGCTGTAAACACTAACGGCAGTGGAGGAACATTGAGCATAGGTATGGAGACAAGCATTAATGGCAACGAACTGTCAATACAAGAAATCAATGTACTTGCACTAGTAGGTAAAACAATATGAGTAATTATACTAAAACAACAAACTTTGCTGCAAAAGATCTTTTATCTGCAGGAGCATCAGCTAAAATTGTTAGAGGGTCTGAGTTTGAAACTGAGTTTAATGATGTTGCAACTGCAATAGCTACCAAAGCAGACACTGCTGGACCTACGTTCACAGGAACTGTAACAATACCTGCGCTGACTTTTACAGGCACGTTAGCTACAGGGACGATTAACGGAGGGACATACTGATGGCTGAGGAAAACACAGGATTCAACTGGGAAAACCTATTTGGTGCAGGTATTACTGCTGGAGGGTTGGCTCTAGGCGCAAAAGCTTACGAGCAACTGGGCGAAACAGGGGAAAGAGCGTACCAAGAGTTTGCAGGGTACACCGATGAAGGAGGTACGTACGTCCCCGGTTTAGCTGACAAGCTTTCAGGTATGCTTGAGTTTCAACCGTACACTGTAACTTCTGCTACTGGTGGTCAGTTTGGAATGACAAGAGACCCAGAGACGGGTCAAATGATTTACCAACTTGATACTTCTCCCGAAGAACAAGCCTTGCAGCAGCAGCAGTTACAACGTGCAGAAACACTGTTTGGACGTGCTGTAGCAGACCCTTCTATGCGAGAACAGGAAGTTCTTGGACGTATGGAAGAGTTAGCGTCTCCTGAGCGACAACGGCAGCGTCTTGCTTTAGAACAGCGTTTAGCCGCACAAGGACGCTTAGGTACACGCACAGGGATGTTTGGAGGTACTCCAGAAGCCTTAGCGTTAGAGCGTGGTATTGCAGAAGCTCAAAACAAAGCAGCACTAGACGCCATGCAGTTTACAGCACAAGAACAACAACGTCAGGCTCAGATGGGTTCAGGCATGTTAGCTGCTGGTTACGTACCACAAGCACAACTGCTGTCTGCGGTACAGCCCGGAATGACTACTGCAGAACAAAGAAGACGAGCCTTGTCAGAACAAGCAGGGGCTTACGGAGAAACCTATACTTCAGGCTTACAAGCGTTGCTTCAGTCAGGTTTAGGACAAGCTAATTTAGCTGGGACTCTGGGTACTTCTATTGCGGAGCAGGGTGTTAAAGGTTTACTTGGCGGCTTGTTTGGATAAGGAGAATACATAATGGCAAAGTTTGGAGAAAGTTTCTTAGCTCAATTAGGCAGACCTGACATGCTGCAAGGAATGTTTGGCTTAGGTCAGGCTATTGGTGGTGCACAAGGTCAAATAAGAGACCAACGAAAAAAGCAAGAGTTTAACCAGTTGATGCAGCAGGGGCAAAAAGCAATGGCTTCTGGAGACGCTGCTGCTTTAGCTAGTGTTGCTCAAAAGTTGGCTGCTGCTGGCTACCAACAACAGGCACAACAGTTAGCTAAGGCTTCTAGAGAGGCTACGGAAAAGGCTAAAAGAGTTTCGGCAGGTCAGGCGTTGTTAAGCGGTGTTCCTTCAAGAATGAGACAAGGAGCAGGGACACTTGCCCAACAAGGTCTTATTGAACAAGCCATGGAAGCACAGGGTTTAGCCCAGACCAGACAAATAGACAAAGGTAAACAAGCTTTAACAACTTTTGCGTCTGCTCGTGGGATGCAAATGAGTGACCCTAAAGCCCGTGAAGGTTTTTTTAGGATTGCAAGAGCCTATGAAGTTCCTATGGACCAAGCTTCTGAAATATACAACCAGTTTGCTAAGACTGGTGGGGGAGACAGAACAACAAAAGGTGAAGTTGTTATACGGGACGCCCTAGGAAACTTATTTACACGGGCTTCTCAGTACGATGAACGAGGAATGGGCAGAGAAGTTATTCTTCCTTTTCCGGGTTCTCCTAAAGAACCAGTTGGTGCATTAACTATTGTTTCAGGGACAACCGGAGCAGGGGCTTTTGACAGACCGGGACTTGCAGGAGAAACTAAACAAGAACAAAATTTTAACGAAGCGAGAGTAGATGCCATTGTTAAACTTCCTTCTTTACGACGATCTGCTAAAAACATAAGAGAATCTATTGATTTGCTAGAGTCCGGTGACGTTACAACTGGCGGTTTTGTCCGAAGAATGTCTAGAGGTTTGACTGATTTCTTAGGAAAAACACCTAAAGACATTGGCGAGTTTGAGGCTCGACTTGGAGACATTGTTTTAGCTCGTTTAGAGGCATTTACAGGAGCTATTGCTAACGCAGAGCGTGAGTTTTTGGTTGAACAGATAGGAAGCTATCAAGCTAGTGGTGAAAGTAACTTAGGTAGATTAAAATTCTTGTTAGAACAGGCAGAAGACTTGATTCAAGATGGTATAGCACTAGGGTCTGCTGAAGACTTTGCTTCTTACCAAAAATCTTTAATGGAGCCAGACCTTAGTTTTATTCCTGAAGCAGAAAGGCAAGAAGCTATGGAGGCTTTCCAGAGAGGCGAAGTAACTGTACAAGAATTGCGAGGTATGTATTAAATGGCTACTGCTTTTCAAAAAAGACTTGACCTGTACAGAGAACAACAAGAGGAAGTAGAACAAGGAGTAGAACCTTTATCTAATTTCCAAAAAAGACTTCAACAGCATCGAGCACAAAACCCAAACCTAAGCGAGCCTGAAGTAGAAGAACCCGAAGGTCCTACGTGGCTTCAGAAAAACTTAGACGTTCCTGCTGGCATGGCGGGTGGTTTAGCTGGTGCTGGTCTTGGTATGGCTTTGGGAGGTCCTCCCGGTGCTGTAGTCGGTGGTATTGCTGGAGGTGCTCTTGGAACAGCAGGAGGAACTGTAGTTTCAGAAACTCAGTTTAAAGAAGCTGAAGACATAGACGCTTACTCTAAAGCTGTTGAAAATGCTTTGTGGTCTATGGGTTTTGATTTAGCTACTTTAGGTATAGCCTCAAAAGTAAAACCTATGTACTACGCTGCTAAACATAAGTTAGGCTTAAGTGCTGAACAGACCGCTAAAGAAATTGTAGAGGGAGCTTACGGAGCAGGAAGTAGAGAGTCTTTACAGGCTTCTCAAGCTATACTTAATCAAGGAGGTGCTACCCTTTTACCTTCTCAAGTACGATCTAGCGGCTTAGAAAACTTTAAAGAACGTATTGCTTCCGTTGGTTTAATCTCCAGACAAACTATGGAAGACAACTCAAGAGCTGTAAACGAAGTAGTCCAAGACGAACTCACTACTTTAATCAACCGGAACGCGCCGGGAATGGACGCAGATCCTTATGTCATGGGAGAAGCTTTTTACTCTCTTATTAAAGCAGGGGAAGACGCAATACAGCAGTCGTACCTTAAGGGCCTAGACGAAATAAAGACAAACCTTGGGGTAGGCTTAGGACAGCGGGTAGACGCTGCTACTATCTTAGATCCTATCACTAAGTACTTAAAAAATAAAAAGGGAGAAGCAGTAGACGAACTGAGTCCAGAATCAATAGACTTCTTGAATCAACAGTTGTCTAGGCTTCGGGACTTACCGGAGGGTACTTTTCCGGTGTCTGAGCTAATAACTCTAGACAAGTCATTTACTCAGCGAGTTACAGCTAAATTTGGCCCTGAAGGTGCAGAAAGAAACGCTGTTGTGCAAGCAGAGCTGGCAGACGTAGCTACTCAGATGCGTGAGGCTATTTATGACGCTATGGTTAGAGTTAGCCCAGATGCAGCAGAGTCTTACAAAGTTTTAAAGTCTTCTTATGGAGAAGGTATAAACGCCCTGTATCCAAGGATTAACAAAGGCTTTATAAGGGCTGCTAATCAAGGGAGCTACCTTGGTTTAGGAAGCCTAGCGGCTAAAGCGACCAACTTAAATCAACTACAGGCGCTTAGAGGCAGTCTACAGACAGCTTTTAAAGAAGCTTCTAAAGACTCAACCGATGCCTTACCTTTTGGTTCAGCAAGTGAGATAGACGAGTTGTTCAAAAGAGGTTTCTTGTCTTCGAGACTCTCTTCCGTTTTTAACGAAAAGTTTTTAATCACTGACTTAAAGTCCTTGGCTAACAAGCTGGACATTCCCGCTGAAAACGCGAAGTTTAAGTACATCTTAGGGAAAGACTACGGGCGTTTTAGACAGATGATGAACATTGTCCTAGAAGCTTCTGAATCAGCATCAGGGGACTTTGGCATCCTGATGCTAAGAAGCGCAGAAGCAGGAGGTGTTAGAGGCATCGCTGGTCAGCTCGCGTCTGCGGCTACTGCTGGTGGCGCCGCTGCTGCTGGCTTTGTTTCTCCTGCTCCTGTACTCGCTGCCGGTGCTGCTGCCTTGTTTATACCGCAAGTTTTTGCTAAAATTGCTACTAATCCAGCTTACATAAACCGGCTAATAGCCTTAACTGGTAAAAAATCTCAAGGAGTAGAAGCAACTTCGGTAGCTGCACAGCTTCTAGTTGCTGACGTTTTTTACTCAATGGCAGACGAAGAAAAGAACGAAATGATGCGGTACTTGTCTGAAGTAGCAAAACAAGGATTAGAATAATATGGGTATGCTGGAAGACATAAAGAGAAACTTCAGGACTGCTGTTGACAGACAAGACCAAGAAAGCCAGATGTACGCTAGAGGAGAAATCAATCCTCTACAGTACGGCTTAAGGACCGCAGGAAACACAGTAGACGCCACTTTAGGAAATGTAGTAGGAACAGCTACTGATTATTTAGTTCCTGACGGAGTTGAAGAGGCAGTTAGTCAGGCGATTATGAACTCTCCTCCGGGCGTGTTTCAAGACCATCTACAGTTAGGAAGAAAAGCAGCTACTCAGTACCCTGAGCAAGCAAGGGACGTGTCTGCTGGCTTATCTGCATTAGAGGCTGTTCCTTTTGTAAAAGGCATTACAACAGCAATAAAAGCAGGAAGACGTGTAGACGAACTCACTGGAGAAGACTCCGGTAGAGGGATGCTACTTGGTTCTGCCAATAATGTGATTCCGGGCTACTATGGTCCTAAGAAAGTAGCCTCAGTTGCGGCTTGGGTTCCTAACCAGATAGCGGGAACTGTGAGAGACATGGCTTCTCCCGCTTCTAGGGCAAAGTACAGAGAACAGGGGGTAACTACTTCTTCTCAACAAATAATGAAAAGAGCTAGGGAAGGATCAAAAAGTAAGCTTGAGACTTTTATTTATAACTTACCTCCTTTTAAAACATTGAAGGGCGTTAAAGACATAGAAAAAGGTACTCCAAGAGCGATAGCTCAAGGTCAGTACTTAGGCAGAATACACGCTCAGTCCGGTAGAGTAGGAGACTCTGATCTTCTGGGCGAGATAATGAGACGGTCAGACGTTGCAGAGACAGTTGATTATTACCCCGGAGCTTACGCAGATTCAGTTAGAAACAATAAACTGAAGCCGTATCCGAAAGACTCCGCAGGTCAACCAAAGAAAATGCCAATTAAAATGTCTAACGAAGATCTAGACTTTATTGAAGACCACTTCAGCACAGTGTGGACAGAGCCTTCGCAAAGGATAGGAGGAGGCCCGGAAGTTTCTTTTAAGGACGCAGAAACCCCCATACTGGCCATTAAAAACCCCGGAGACGGTAGATCTTATACCGGAAGACACCACATGGATGTGCTGCACAAAGCTCCTTTTGTTACTAAGGTAGAAAAGATTTTCAAAAACAGAGACAATGTTTCTGCTGATGAACTGTTCTCTCTATTAAACGCGGAAGCAGCAGTATCACAGGGTTTAAAAAAAGAAAGATTCAGGTATTCTGTTGCAGGACAAGCAGCAGACGGAGGAGTGTGGATAACAGGGTCTCGCCCCGGATCTGCCATAACAGAAGGTGGGATAAATTACTTAGTCAAGGTAACTAGAGACGGTAAACTAATAGGAGTTATGTCAGATGAACATAATTTGTTTGAGGGCATAGCTGGTAAAATACAGGAGAAAACTCGCGTACCTACTCTTAACGCGATGAAACACCTGATACCCAATAGACTAATTGCTGTTACTCCTCCCATGATTAGAGACCTTAAAGGTCGTTCTAAGTACCAACACCCTACAGGCAAAAGCGACGGGAGGGGTTACGCAGAAGTAGTAGACGAGGTTGTGGACTTCAAGCCTAGCGATGCAGTCCTAAAAGCGGAACAACAGAGACAACGTGGTATGCTAACTACTGCTGCTTCTGCTGCTGTAATGGGACAGACTCAGGGAGAAGAAGGGGGCCAATAGACCCCCAGTTCCACTCTATATCTCGCAACTGTTTCCAACACAGGCCAACTGTTGTGACCCTTCGGTCATGTCCGACTCCTCCACGATGTCCCATTGTATAGTCTTAGGAAACTCCTTGACTAGACTCTGGTACGTCTCTGAGTCCACAGGCTCATAGGGTGCTTGCTGGTACGTGTGTTCTGAGTAAGGTAGAAAACTAATGCCACTCACCTTGTCAAAATTGTTGTACAACCACTGTCCCACCTGTAGGAACTCATCGTCCCTGTAGTAGCAAGTCATGGAAGGCTTGTGTTCACACCAGTAGTCCTGATACATCTCCCACAGACACAACTGCTCCATAGCTCCCATGTCAGTCGCTACTACAGCCTGTTTAGGAGACTTTATGGGGAACGAGAAGACCTTAGTAGTAGGAGAAGTCACATCTTCCTCCACAGGGACTCCTGCAGCCTCTAAGACAGCACACAAGGGGTCTCGTGCGTCTGCTCTTACTCGTCGTATGTATTGCTCCGCATATCGAGGATGGATGCCTGACGCGCTATCCACCAGCTGAGATACAGTACCGGAAGGCTTAACAGCAGTAATGGCAGTGCTAACATTGATGCCAAGACGTTTAGCCCAAGTACGGTTAGTTTTAATAGCTTCCTCTTTAAGCTGCGTGAGCCAATGCCGTAGTTCTTCACGACTCTTTCTCCCTGACATAACTGGATGGTCCATGATGCCAGTGAGTGACACCCCTAGCAACGCCTCTTCTTGCGTGTTGTCCTTCCAGATCTTACGTAAGTACCTGAAGTCAGTCAGAGTAGCCTGTAGCGTCCCTAGGACAGCCGCAGACCTAACCTTGAGTCGTAGGCTTTCCAGTGTATCATTAGCCCTCACGACCACCTCAGACAAGTTACAGAACTGGTACGGCCTGAGTATAATCTCTGAGCATGGGTTTGTACCAAAGTCAAAGCTGGCGTCCCTACGTCCATTCTTCTCTGCCTGACGCTGACTTGCGACACGGCTAAAGACACCTCTCTCGCCTGACCGTGATTCATACAGAGACTTCCACTCGTTCAAGAAAGCTTCAAAGTCAGGTTTCTCTGTGTAACAGGCAGAGTTGTTAGCCAAGCCACGCTGAGGATTATCTACCCACCACTGTCCTGACTTGCACCGTCGTAGTCTATCGTCAGTGAGGTTACTGAGACTGATGAGAGCAGACCTTCGCACACCGCCGACGACGACGATTTGTGCAATCTTACAGCATAGATCGTGGCACTCAATGGAGCTAAGTCTTCGACCAGCAGAGGCCCGAAAGACTTCCACGGTGAATTGAAACAGGTCAACAAGAGGTTCTGGACCAGACGCTCGACCTCCGAAAGTCTTAAGGGCTGACCCCGCAGGTCTAACTCCAGAGACGTCCCACTTTGGAACCTGACCAGTAAACAACATTGCGATAAGTTCTCTATATCCTTTAGCCCATCCAACTTTGCTATCAGCGACGTGTATAACGGTATCTGTATCATGTAGCTCCTCCGCTACTTCAGGCAACTTAGTAATGTACTGACGTTCGACACTGAAGCCAACTCCTGTGCCACACATGAGTATGTACATCATCTCGTCAAAGGCTTTAGGGTGGTCAATAGGCAGATAGGAGCAGTTAAACCCAGCTACATTGTCTCTGTCCAAAGCCTCGCCAGCAGTCATCAGTGCCCTCATGCTGGGCATTACGTCAAGACCGTGGATAGGACCAAAGAGGTCCTTAGCTTCCTTCTTGGACAACTTCTCCTTACTGACCCAGAAGTCCAAGTAGCGGTTTACAGTTTCTTCCCATGTCTCCCTGCGCTGTTCTTCAGGCAGGTAACGTGCGTAGCGACTCTTGTGTATGTATTCTTGATATGCGTCCATTATAGTTCGTATTCTCCCCCAGTTAATAGTGACATCTTAAGTTGGTCCAGAAGGAAGTAAAGCCCTACTGTGTCCATGTTTGTAGAAACAACGATGAAGTCTTCTGACTTGATAATGCAAAAAGCCTCGTCGTAGTTTTCCAAGTCTTCCTTAGCGACTATAGCGTCAAACACCATAGGAACAGTGAGTTCGTCTGTCTTTGGTTTCTGGTCAAAACTTCCTTTAATTACTTTCATTCTAACAACTCCTGTTCCACGACCATTTTGTTTAAGTACCACTGTGCTTTCTTTAGGTCCTGTAGACCATTCTTGTAACGCCACCTGTGTAAATACTTTATTACGTTGCCTTCGCAGTACTCAATTATCCCTTCTCCTAGTTGCTGCTTAATGTAGTCTATGGCCTCGACACCACCTTGATTGTAGTGAGGCGGTTTGTAGACCAAAGCGTCCCAGTCCTCCTTAGTCGCTGCGTCAATACTCATCTTCGTCCTCCTCTTCATCCTCTAGCTCCTCTGCGAACTCCTCTATCTTGTTTATCAGCTTGTCCTCAAACCTGTCCAGAAGTTCTTCAGAAGTTATCTCCAGTGCTTCCACAAAGTCTTCAGGGTCGTAGTCACGTAGCAGACGTTCCTTAATTTCCTCCATTGTTAGAGACATCATCCATCAACTCCTGTAGCGTATCTAAAGTGTACCATGAAAGACCTTGTTTTTCACACCATTGAGACATAGTTATCTTAGCTCCTTTCCTTACTTTTTTATTTGGGTTCATAAGAACAAACACGAGTCTCTGGTAGTCCTCAAGACTGTCTCTGATGCTAGTGTATTTCTTAGTGTCACCTTCCCTGAAGAACCCTTTACACTCAACCAGCGTGTCACTGGGGGCGTGTACAAAGTCCGGCCTGTAGTTCCTGTGTATTGTGTAGGGTACTGTGTAGGGCTCGTAGTCGAACCCCTCCAGTACTTCCGCTGTGTGCTCCTCGAATACACTACGAAACTTCGATTTCTTGGACTTTCGGCTCATTGAATACCTCTGTTAAATAACGTGGACCGGTTGAGTATAGGAACCCTCTTAAGGAGGGCCAGCATTCCTTTTTGTACGAGCAGTAGGAGCATCCGACGGCGAGTTTCTGGTTGCCACTCTTTCCATCTGCGATAGTTTCGTAGCACACCTCTGGCGGCTCCTCCTGCTCTACCATCTTTTTTATCTGGTTGATTCTTTCCCCAATGTCATAAGAGATTAGGTCGTACACAGGTGCTTGTGTGTCCTCAGAGTCATACAACAGATAAGTCAGATGTCCATTTTGTTTGTCCATTGCCAGCCAGCCAAACGTGGTCTCACCTTCTGAATGAGCGTAGCCTTTGATCTGACCTATGTACCCAAAAGGGTCATCGTAGGCCAGTGTTCCTTCCTTGAACTTCTTGAAGCCGAAAGTGGAAGTAGACTTAACGTCAGTCACAACTCCGTCAATCCTGCAGTCCATAGAACCTTTGACGCCATTGACCTCACACAGCTTCTGCTCGTCTGTCACAGAGTGGCCAGCGGCCCTTGTGAGGAACAGTAGCATCTCTTCAATGAGGTGTCCGTAGAGGAACTTGACGTAGGTATTAGGAGTCAAGTCTTCCCCTTTGTCCACGTCGTTGTACACATTCCACAGGTAACGCTCCTCACGTCCTATGTTGGACATACGTAGTTTACGTGAGTCATCTCTGACCTCAGTGAACTCTTTAC